ACAAAGCTACAGCGTTGTGGACAATAGCATTCTTAGGTAACACTGTAGTGTCTGCATCTCCAGACAGTTCAGCTTCTCTAGCAATCAGGTCAAAGCGCATGTTAAATACACCTGATGGCTTAGGGTATACTCTTACTTTAGTATCACTGTTACTGTCAATACCACTAAAGGTATAGGAGTCAGGAGTGCCTGTGACTTCACCGGAGATGTAGTAAGCGTTGTTAAACCAGTTAGGTGACTCATAACGCATAAAAAAGTTAGAGGTGTCGTTAATGACACTGTACACTTTTACACGTTCTCCAGCATTAGTTAGGCTGTACTCTGTAGTGTCTGCTACAGTAGGAACTACAACAGTTGTTCGTAGTGCAGACCAGTCATGTGAGTCTTCCACTATTTGCTTGGCATCATTAACAAAGTCACCTACCATCTTGCTGTAGGTGTTCTGTGTTACACTGGATACTTCGTCTTCCCGTAGCCTACGCAGTACCTCGTTGACTATATTCAAATATGTGGTACTCATACAAATCCTCTAAATAAACCCGGAGCTTGGTAGCTTTGTAAAGGAACTCTACGTTCTATTAACTCAGGAGCTTGGTATTTCTTTTCAAATAAAAAGTCTTCAAACAAACTTTCTGTAACACTCTTAGTAGGCTGGGGCTGCGATATTGCTAGTCCTATAGACGGCGATGGTATATCTAAATCAACTGAAGGTAAATCTACGTCTACTGAAGGTAAGTCTACATCTGTAGATATTTCTAAAGAAGGAAGATCAGGAGCTTCTAAAGGTTCATATATAGCTTCAGCAGCTTCCTTTATAGCTTGCACAGGCTCATCAATAACTGCGCCTGCTGCTCTAACTACGTCTTCAGTAGTAGACCCTGCTTCTCTAGCAATGTCTTCAATTACTGTAGGAGATGGAGTAGCTTCTGCTATTGCTTCTACAAGTTCTCTAGGTGGCTGAAGTACAACATCATCTACAACAGAGCCTACTTCTTTTACAACATCCTCTGCTTTTTTAAGTAGCTCAGGTGTCTCTAGTATTATACCTAAGTCTGGTAAATCAGGAAGATCAGGAAGACCACCTAAAGATCCTCCTTCTCTAACATAGGTTCCTAGACCCTGTAGTAAAGCCTCGTCAAGAGAACTACCTTTTACTAACTCCTTCTCAGTTTTAACTAAACCTTCGACTAAATCATCTTGGTTTATGTTGTATTCTTCTGATAAAGTATCTGCATCTAAGCCTACTTTGTCAAGAGCTTCTGTAGTATACTTTCTGCCAAGAGTTGTTCTCCCAATTACTTCACCGTCCTCGTCAACAAGGTCGGTACCTTTGTTTAACACAGCTAACACAGGGTCTCCTGTAGCAACTGCTGCGGTAAACTCTATGTTGTCAGCTACCGTTGTTGCTGTAGGTGTGCCTGCAAGTCTAGCAGTACCAGCAACTGCTGATGCAGCTTCCATAAGACCTACATCTGTACCTGAAAGAACTTTACCAGCAGTTAGTAACGCTGGGCCGCCGGGAATAAAAGAAGATAGAATACTAGCTACAGGACTTGACAATACTTCTTGAAGCTTAGAAGGTGTCTCAGGAATTACTCTAGTGCCATAGTCTCCTGCGCTAGAACCATAAAGACCTGTCTCTACATTGTAAGGAGTATTTGTTAAACGCTCATCGTACCCTGCTTCTTTTTTAGCTAGATACTCTTGCCTGTCCTCTCCTTCCAACAAGTCAATTAGGTTAACTCCAGCAGGAGTATTTATGTAAACTTTTTCTCCAGATACAGGATCAACTTTGTATGGAGACAAGCCTTCTCTTGTATAGGTATCCATCCATGATTCAGCAACAGGCTCTTGCACAATCTCTCTAAAAGCTAGGTCGGCAGTAGAGCCTCCCATAGCCCTGCCTCTGCCGGGATCTACTTGACTATATAAGTCTATAGCACGTTCAGCTACTTCTTCTTCAGACTCTCTAGCTAAATCACTAGCTGCTTGTTGCCAATCAGTAAACGGCGTGCGTGGGCCAAAGTACATATCCCCACTTGCTAGGCGATCTATTGCATCTTGATCTAATACTAAGTCAGACAAACTTATTTGCATTATTTGCCCCAGCTAGATAAAGTTTTAATGCCAAAGCTGGCAGCAATAGCGCCACCTAAGAATGCTTTGTAGTAGTCAGGCATAGTAGACAATACGGCAAACCCTTGTTGTACATAGGGAACCATATCAGGGATGAAGGCTCCAATTAAAGGTAAACTCAATATAACTGCAAACCATTCGTCCTTCCAAGAGGACTGTGATGCAGCGGCTTGTTGAGTTTCCCAGTCTGCGTCAGCATTAATCTTACGCATCTTGGACTCATGGACAGCTTGCTTTTCAGCAGCTTTATTTTTAAGGAAGGTACCAGCTAGGTTAGCTATAGGGCTAATCAATGCTTGCCACATAATACACTCCTTAAAGATAAAGCTTAGGGGCCACCGTAGCAGCCCCCAGCTAAATGATTGTTACTTAGGAACAACCAAGGTGACACCTGACTCAGGACGCAGTACGGAAACACCATACAGAGTATCTGAAGTAAACAGGTTAGCCAAGAACTCTTGCTTGTACTGAGTCTGTGAGCGAACTCCCAGTTGCTCAGCCATTACAATTGCATCCTTCTGGAACAACAGAGCGCCCAGAGAGTCTACAGAAGAAGCAGAGTTGTCAGCAGCAGTTTCAACAACAGGGCAGTTGGTGCTAACAAATACGTCAATGCCGTACAGTTGACCAATTTGACCATTAGTGACTTGACCGTTGTTTACGAAGTCAGAGCTAACGTAACGATCAATACCCATGATGGTGTTGCGAACTGAAGGAGGAATGACAAAGCAGCGGTTCTCCATAGGAACATCAGCATCGTCTAGCTTCTGGATCAGACCACGGAATGCAGCATCAGTGAATACGTCAGCAGGAACAACCGTGTCAGCCGTGTAGGTAGACAAACCGTTGGTAGCGTCTGCGAAGAACGTACCGCCGTTGTTGAGGTAAGTCGTAGAAGACGTACCGGAAGCACCAAGGCCAGTAGCCAAGCTGTGCAGGTCGGTGTCAACTTGCTTCGCCAAAGCGTAGCCAGCATCTTCCGTGTAGAACTGACGCAGTGAGCTAAGAGCTTGTACGTCCGTGATGTCTTCGATCAGACGAGAGTACTCAAAGTGCTTGTCAATAGAGATTTGCACTTCGCCTTCCGTAGCGTTCTGAACCGTTACAGCAGTGTTCTCAGCTTTAGCGTGAGCATCACCACGAACAGGCTTAGGCACATGGATGGTGTCGCCTTTCTTGCCAGCCATAGACATCTTCTTGACCAAGTTAGCCAAGACGAGGTTCTTCTGGTATGCAGCAACAATCTCGTCACTCCAAATTTCTGGAATAAAAGTAGCTGCGCTAGTGTTGTCAACAAACCCGCCAGTTGCGGGATATGTAGAATCAGTCATAATAAATATCTCCTAAGATATACTATCTGACCCGTTTCTCTGCGTATGCCTTCATAATCTCTGGTTGTAGAGCAGCATAGCGATCAGGGTCGTTTCTCATAAGGTTAATAATGTCTGCGCGTCGGTAGATCTTCTTAGGTGCTGACTCAGTACTACCACTGGCATTACCAGTAGAGGCTGCCTTAACTGCTTGCTTACGAGATTGTTCCTCTACAGCGGCAGTCTGCTGTACAATACTTTGTCGCTCTTTCCACAAGCTAAATAGCTCATCAGCGGCTTCACTATCGTACTGCTGGTCTGCTGCTACAAACAGCTTAGTCCTAACATTGGAGGCTTTAATCCATTCAGCAAAGTTAGCATCTTGCAAGATCTGTTGCATATCAGGGTGCTTACGTTGTAGCTCTGATAGCGCAGTGCTTGCCTTATACTGCTTTGTGACTTCTTCAGCTTCCTTAATCTTAGGATGGTTCTGAATAGCCCTATCTACAGCCTTATCAGGGTCTGTAAACCAATCTACTTCTTCGACTTCTTGTGGTGCTTGTTGCGTATCTTGAGTGAGTTGTGTCTGGATATACGTATCAACAACCTTACGCAGTTCACCTACTTCAGAACTCTGTCGGCCCAATAGCTTCTCAGCTTCTTGGTGCATCTGTACAAGTTCTTCAGCAGACTTACCTTTGTACTTGTCAGGGATGTCAGGTTCCTGTAGTGCAGGAGTCTCCTGTTGTTCCTCTACTTGTGCAAGTAAATCCAGTTGTTGTTCGTTCTCTTGGTTATCCTGTTGACGCTCAGGTTCAATAATATTAGCCATTATTAACTCCGTACCTTAGTATTGTGGAGATGTTTAGTATGAAGGTTCTCTATGAGGTTTGCCTTCGCTCATGTGCCATGTGCTGCTCCCGCCGCTTGACCCATCTGTCATGTGCATCAGGGAAGTCTCCGCTGATACCTTCTAGATTAGACCTCACCGGGGAGATAACACGTTTAGCGTCCTTGCCACAACTGCACCTAGAAGTTGTGACATCAGACTTAACTAAATCTTCAAACAGTTTGCCGCAAGGACATCTAAAATCAAACAGCCTCATCGACAGATTCTTCTGTTTCTGCTTCAGAGTGCGAGTTTTCAATCTGTGTTTCAAGATTTAGTATGGTTGCTAGGATAGCTAATTGACCCTTACGAAAGTTCAGGTTATCGTTATCCGTAGTCATTTCTACTGAGTTGATCTGTCCAACATTACTTTGTAGGTCAGAGATTAACTGTTTCCAGCCTTCTGATCTAAACATAGCAAAGTAATTATTGAAGTATGTTTCTAACTCTTGAGTCATAGTATTTTACCTTTGTTAAAGAATACTGAATGTACGATAAGTACCTATATATTATATCATACTTTTTCGTGTTTGTCAAGTGTTATTTTACTAAATATCCAATTAAAATTGCTAGAGTCATAGGTATCAAAAATACTAATACTGCTATCACAGAACCTATTTCTCTAACATCCTTCCAAAATTTCTTCTTGGCTGCTGCCTTACGGGCAAGTTCAGCTTGTTTAGCCTTCCTTGCTTCAGCCATAGCAGACATAGCTTCATTGTATAGTTGAGCGTTGCCACTAATTGTAAAGAGATCCTTAATCTCCTTCATAGTGTCTTGTATCTGCTTCTTAGCAAGCGCAGCTTTAACAGCATCGCCTTCAGACAGCTTGCCTTCGTTCTGCGCTCTTGCTAACTCAACCTCTGCACCACCAAGTGTCGATAGAAAACTAGAGATACTTGAGATGTCATTGGTTGTCTCAGCTACCCGCTTAATAGCGGATGTTGCAGCGTTAACACCAGCGACAATTGCACTTATCTCTGCTATCATTGTTAGCGGCCCCTGCGCCCACCTGAAGCTCTAGGCTTCATGTTTTGACGCTTGCGAGCCTTAGCTGCCGCTGCTTTACCTTTAGCGGTATAGCTATACTTCTTACCAGCTACATTTGGCATTTACTTTCTCCTAGTTCTTGTTTTGCGAGCTAGTGTTTGATTAGCCCTCATGGACTTAGCACCCTTACACTTCCAACGCTTACGTGATAAGTTGTTAGGTGTGTTAGGATCATTCTGCTTCTTTTTAGGCAGACGTTTCTTGATACCTAGTGACCTAGCGCAGTAGCTATCGCCCTTGCTGGTTCCGGGCCTAACTCTGGGGCCACCGTCTTTAGCTTTCCCTGCCTGACCGTAAGAGACTCTCCTGCCGCTGGAAGTCACTTTTACTTTTGCTTTACCTCTACGTGGACTAGGCATTACGCCGCCTTCTTGTTCGGTAGTTTCTTAACATTCTTTGCCTCTAACTCTTTAATCTTAGCTTCTAGTTCTTCAAACTTCTTGTTAACTTGATCTACTATTTGAGTTAGCTCTGTACGTGTTACAACCATAGATTATCCTCTTACTACTCAGGTTTAGGGTATTTGTTTTTAACTGCTTGGATGCGGGCCTTCCATGCGTCAAAGTCGTGGAACATTTCGTCAAGCTGGTCAGGCCAACTGCCATATTCTTCTTGGCGACCACGCAGCCATGCGCCAGCCTCGTACTCAGCTTGTGCTGCCTCGCCATTTGCGATGCGTTGATTGTTTTCTTCTTCTGTTAGTTCAATGGTTTCGCCATCGACTAGTTTAAATACACCTGTGCTCATATTGTTTTCCTAAGAGTTTGACAGACCGTAGAGAGTAAAAGTTCCGCTTGTCATGTTACCAGCGTTCACATACAGCTTTACTTTGTTGATTGATGTCTTTCTTGAGCCGGAGCTGGCATCCGCGCTATTCATATGTATCGCCTCAGTCATTCTTGCACGCGAACCATCGTATCCACTGAATGTCGATCTCATTACTGAAGATCCTGTCGTAAACCATATCTGGCACTGGCTTGGCGTAACACTGCTGGCTATTTGTGCGAATGCCATCTCAATATCAGTCCAAAGAATAGAGTGCGTGAGCGAAGACGTGCCGGTGTTGGTGTGATAGACCGTATTTCCATAACCACTTGTTGTGTATGAGCTACTGCCATTGTAGGCAACCTGTCCCGCAAGGGGTGTCGAGCTTGACCCCAATAAATTATTAATGACGAGGCAATAGTTTTGATAGCCAGTAATACCGCTTGCAAATTCAACTTCTGTCACCGCACTGCTGATCGTCTGCGATGAAATAACATTCCAAGCCCCACCGCCTCCTCCTGAAGCAGCATCCTCCCAAGCGATACCTGAGCCTGTGCTAGTTAACACTTGTCCATCAGTACCCTGAGACCCACCAACGGTTAAGTTTGTTAAAGCGACAGTGCCAGCGCCTACAATGCCATTGCCAGTTAAATCAAGATTGTCTCCAGAAGGTAGTTCTTTAAGCGCAGCAACACCTGAACTGTCAACAATTAAGGGAAATCTGTTAGCCATTGTTTTGTGATCCTATGAAGTTGATAGTCCGTAAAGTGTGAAGGTACCTGCTGTTATATTGTTTCCGCCTTTAATAATTAAACCATTACCTGCGGTGCCTGTTGTATTTCTAGCAACAGCCGTCACATACATTAAGTTTGAACCTGAAGAAGTCGTATGCATCTCGCCAATTACAGAGTTATATGTTGCATCAAGCGGTTGATTAATTTTGTATCTTGCATTTAATGATCTACCGCTGTTTCCGTAGGCGTATATATAATTAAAGCCTGTGTCAAAATAATGGCTAGGTGAAGATGATCCAATAAATCTTACAAGAAGCTGCTCGTAAGTGCTCAACTCTGTGGAGCCGTTGAGATATTTGAGTTGATTGAAACCATTACCAAGAACGCCAGTCAAATGAAGCTCATAGGCATCATAGGTAGAGGTAAAACAATTTGAAAAAGTAACGCTAGTAACAGAGCTAGTTACTGTTTGAGAGCTAATTACATTCCATATACTGCTTCCACCACCGCCTGAAGCTGCGTCTTCCCATGCAATGCCAGAGCCGGTTGAAGTAAGCACCTGACCATCTGTGCCCTGAGAGCCACTAATACTAATACTTGAACCAGTAAGGTCTAAGTTATCACCGGAAGGCAGTTCTTTAATTGTTGTTCCATCAAGAGTTAACGGAAATCTATTAGCCATTACTATATTCCTACTAAATGATTCTGTGTTCTACCTGCAACAACAAAGAATGTTCCTGTTGCTTTTAGCGTTAAGTTACTAGACCTACTTTGTAGTACAAACAAGTCAGCGTTTTGTAGTGTAACATCTCCAGACCTAGCTGTCACAGTTGTTAGTTCTGAAGGATCAATAACTGATGAACCTGAACGATTTAGTATCTGTGTTATTGCAGTAGTTGCTGTTCTACTTACGGCAACTAAAGTTGAAGAAGAAGCTGAGTTTAATACTGATGTCCCTGCTCTATTAAACACAGCACTTATGACACTGTTTAAAGCTCTACCAAATATTGTTAATGTGCTGGAAGTAGAGCCAGAACCAGATCCTGCTGGCCCTGCTGGGCCTTGTGGGCCTGTGGCTCCTTGGATTCCTTGTGGCCCTTGGGCACCAGTGGCACCGTCGTTTCCATCCTGACCGTCATTTCCGGCTGGCCCTTGTGGGCCTGTGGCTCCTTGGATTCCTTGTGGCCCTTGTGCGCCGTCATTTCCGTCTGCACCTGCTGGCCCCTGAATGCCTTGCGGGCCTGTGGCTCCCGTGGCACCTGTGGCTCCATCGCTTCCATCATTTCCAGCTGGCCCTTGAATGCCTTGGGGGCCAGTAGCTCCGGTAGCGCCTTGTGGCCCCTGTGGGCCGGTGGCTCCCTGTATACCTTGTGGCCCTTGTGCGCCAGTCTCGCCTTGTGGCCCTTGTGGCCCCTGTGGCCCTGTCTCGCCTTGTTCGCCTCGTCCTCCACCACTAGAGTAGACAACTGAACTACCTTTAGTTCCACTAGCTGCGCCTAGCTCGTCTAGTGATCCTGCATCAATAGTAGAGCCGTCCGTCATGGTGCATACTAAATGACCATCTATGTCTAGCTCTACGGAGGATATGCCTAAACCTTCAGGGCCAGCTTCACCGTCCTTACCGTCTGTACCGTCCTTACCGTCCCTACCGTCCCTACCGGGAACACCGTCCTTACCGGGAATACCCTGTGGCCCCTGCGGCCCCTGTGGCCCTTGAGCGCCTGTGTCTCCTTTAGGGCCAATTTGCTTTGTTACAGCATTGATCTTAGACTCTAAGGAGTCATAGACCGCTGCTAGCTTTAGATCAGGATTAATCATTAAGATAGTCTGTTAAGAAGCTGCTGCTCTGCTTG